AGATGACAGAGAGTTTAAACAGTTAATGAGTGATTTTAGTAAGACACTAGAACATAATAAAAAGGTTCAAATAAAAGCAGATAAGACTAAAGACAAGCTAATAATAACTACTACTAACAAGATAGCACAATTATCTAACGAGAATAAGCAGCTTAAAAATGACATAAGTGCAATGAAGATAAAAATAGATACTATTTATGTTTACATTCATGATACTGTCCAAATTAAAGAGAAAAAGAATTTTTGGGGTAAGACTAAAGTAGATACAACAGGAAATTAATATGAAACAATTTTTTACGGAAGATAACGGAAGATTAAGCATGAAAAGATTATGTGGTTTACTATGTGTAATATCATTATGCGTTACTATGTACCACAATAGTTTTAGTGATGAACATACTGCTCCTTCGACAATACTTGTAGAATCAGTAGCTTTGTTAGCATTCGGTTGTTTAGGATTAACAACAGTAGAGAAAGTATTTAAAAAATAGTTATGAAGTTATCAGCACATTTTGACTTATGCGAGTTCACCAGGAGTGAGTCAGCAAAGCGTGAAGGAGTTAGTAATAACCCAACACCTGAGCATTTAGAAAACATAAAGACTTTATGCGAGAAGGTACTAGAACCTATTAGAGCAAAGTTTGGCCCTATTAATATTTCTAGTGGATACAGAAGTGCTGACCTTAACCATTTCATTGGAGGCAGTTTAAATTCAGATCATTGCAAGGGCCGTGCGGCAGATATAGATATGGATGGACATGGTGGGGAGGTAAGCAATACAGACATCTTTAATTACATAAAGGACAATCTTGATTACGACCAATTAATTTGGGAGTTCGGTAATAAAGAGAAGCCTGATTGGGTTCATGTGGGATACAGAGGGAAAGACAATAGAAAGCAAACTTTGAGAGCAACCAAAGTAAACGGCAAGACTACTTACTCGGCTTACTAACCAAACCAACCAATATGAGCAAAACCAAAAATGTGGGTGTCATAGGCGATACCCATTTTCCTTTCTGCCATCCTAAGTACCTCGACTTTTGTTATGAGGTATTCAACAAGTTTCAATGTACCGAAATAGTCCACATAGGAGATGAAGTGGACAATCATGCAATTAGCTTTCATGAGCATAACCCTAATGGGGAGTCTGCTTCTAAAGAGGCTATTATGGCTATGCAACAATTAAACATTTGGTACAAGCGTTTCCCTAATGTAAAAGTCTGTATAGGTAACCATAGTGCCCTACATAAAAGAAAGGCATTAGCGAACGGATTACCAGAGAGATTTATCAAGTCCTATGAAGATGCTTGGGAAGCTCCTAGAGGCTGGAAATGGAGCTTAGAATGGGAAATAGATGGTGTTCTATATACCCATGGCACAGGATCATCAGGACAAGCAGGTGCAATCAATAGAGCAAGAGATGCAAGACAATCAACTGTAATAGGTCATATTCACTCCTTTGGGGGAGTTTTGTACTCCTCAAGTGATAAGGATATGATATTCGGTATGAATGTGGGTTGTGGCATAGATATTAATGCCTACGCAATGGAGTATTCACGACCTTTCCCCAAACGACCAACATTAGGTTGTGGAGTTGTTTTAGATGGCGGTAGAATTGCTATATTTGTACCCATGCCATTAGGAAGCAAGATCGTAAGGCTTCCAAGCAAAAAGTAGGTTAAATCCGTTATAACATAAGTGTATATTTCATTGATAATCAATGATGTGTGCACTTTTTATTTCTATAATAATTAAAGCGTAAATTTGTATGAAGACCAAAGCGGAACTAGAAATCGATGAGTTGATGAAAAAAAGGGATGAGTTGGAAGTAAGATTGAATTTAATAGTTCAAAAGCTTAGGTTAACAATAATTAAACATAGCATATTAAATGTTACTTCAAATAACTCAATTAACGGAAGATGATAGCTACGAGTATGGTGATGGTACAGAGCCATCAGATGCTTGGATAAATATTCATTTGGTTGAATCCGTTACAGATGATGAAGAGGATAAAGATAAGTGCTATGTGTATATGCAATCACAGGACTACTTCTACATAGATGAGAGCTCAGACTCTTTTATTAAGAGATATCAAGAGGCTTTATACGGAACGGTGTTAACTAGATTCTACGATAAAACAAATAGGCAAACATAAGAAGCTCTCTCATAGTTGGTGGTGTTTTGGTTTCCCCTCAGGTAAAATCTGGGGGGTTTTTAATAAAAAAGCTCCATCGTAGAAACGACAGAGCTTACCTTTATTTCAAAAAAACACACAAAACTATTTTTGTTTATACTCCTTTATAGCGTAAGTAATTAAACCTACCAAAGTAAGTACATATAATGATCTACTAAACCAATTCCAAGCTAAAGGATTAAACTCATTTACAATAAATGCAAATGGTAGATAAACCCCTACGAGCAAAATTAGTAAATTAACCACCACATCTTTGTAATTTGTTTTCATAATCATTTGTTAAAATGGTAAATTTTTAGCTGGTTGGCCATCTTTAACCCAAGTGTCAAGCTCGATATAAAAACCTGCTTCACCTGGTGTAGAACCTTTCTTTTCTTTGATAAGGATATTAGCCCAACCATTATTAGTTGCTGCAAAATCATTCATCTTCTTTAAGTCATCTGGGCCGAATGATACTTTCTTAAACTCCCCAAATGCCGTTTTCATTGTTTGTGACCTTCCTAGGAAAATCTTTTCTTTACCTGCTGCCATGTTATATATTTTGGTTATTAAATACTACTGTTATTCTTTGGTTCTGCCTTTGCGTTCTGTAAGATTACTTTAAGCTGAGGTCTATACTTTGTATCTATTGCAAAATCTACTAACACCTGATGCAAAAAATCATAGGTTTCTTGGGTAAACTCATCCTTTGCTTTCTTAACTACTTTAGGTGCTTTCTCTATCTTGTTTTCTAATTCTACTTTTTCCATTTTACTTTGTTTTATCTGCCTTGGCCTCTGTAATCTTTTGGCTTGGCACTATGTTTATTAAATGATTTCTTTGCTCTACCTCGTTTCCTTGAGCCGAAGCTCACTTTTGATGAACTCCCAGTCTTGACTTTCGCCATCTTGATTATATATTTTAACTATTATTGATTCATCTCTAATCTGCTGACATAACATTGCAGTTCCTCCTGCCATGGCTAACTGCTCTAAAAAAACCATCTGATCCGAAGAAAGTCTGTCACCTATTGCTTTAATCTCGCAGCAAACAAAGTGACCATACTTCTTACTATAACCAATGATGTCAGGAACTCCTTTCCTTCCTATGAATGCTCTGCCTCTAACTGCTAGGTTATTATTCCTCCATACTTCATTGCCATTATCCTTTAGATAATCCATCATCATCTTTGTTAAATCACTTGCAGATATGTAGGCCATGTACCAAAATTACAATATATTATTAATATATTGTTAGTACCACCTGATTAGTTCTTCTGTTGGCATCTTAACATACTTGATTCCATCCTTTACTTTTATCTCACCTATTCGCCAGTATCTCCTTGCTTTAACCCTTAAGAACTCTGCTCTTATAAAAACTATCCTATCCCTTAAATCAAGGTTAAATGCAAAAAATTCTGCTCTTGTGTCACTTATGCCACTAGGTACACCATTATTTTCGTACTCAAGTAAGAAATACTTTTTCTTTAGTGCTTCTGTTTGATGAATAACAATGACCTTGGTGCTCTTAGCGAATAGCTTAATAGCCTGGTAAGTTCCGTCCTTAGCCTTGGCTTCTTCTATGGCAAATTTCCGCTTATTCCGATACCCCTTATGTTGCATAAATTAAACTAGTTTTATTCCTAATTTGCCCTCTTAACATTTGAGCCAAATGGCTTTTTTCTATTCCTTTAATAATAGAAGCCTCTTTAATTGAATCATAAAATATACCATTATTAGTATCAACTACTATCTTGTTATTAATCATCTTACGATTTGCTATTTTTAATCCATTTTTATAAGCGTGTTTTTGATTTTCTGAGCTTGTAACCCATTCTAAATTATTAACATTATTATTAGTTTTGTTTCCGTCTTTATGGTTTACATACTTGTAACCATTTGGATTATTTAAATAAGTCAATGCTACTAATCTATGAACAAGTAACTTCCTTTCTTTTTTGTCCTTATGCAATCCTATTAAAAAATATCCTTGTCTATGCAAAGATGTTTTTTTTACTGAATCTGTGTAACAACTATAAACAATACCATCTTCTGATATTTTATAGTTTTCGTAACCTGGTATCTGTTTCATATTTATAAATTTTCTCCTGTTTCTATATCCCTTGGCCATGCTTTAATTGTTATTGATTCTCTAATCTCAAAGTAATCTGTACCTTCTAAATCAGATAGTAAAAGAATTTTTAGTACTTGCATCTCTGCGTAGTCTAGCTTTATCTTTTGTTCACCAATCTTAATCACAAATCCATCTTCAATATCTTTAATATAACCTGCTTTTTGTCCATGCAGATAATCAGTCCATTCGCTATTATGAGAATATAGGCATACTGTTTTGCCATCCTCGTATTTAAGGTCATAGTCATACTCCATCCCTTCACCCATGTTGTTTTCTACATACACTTGTTTCATATTATTTGTTTTGGTTATTTGTAATCTTCAAATTTCATTGTTTCAGGTAAAAATCTTAATGCTATATTTTTTGTTGATCCGTGGCGATTCTTCTCGACCTTACAAACTACTAAATCACTTGGTGAATATTCTTTGCCACCAATCTCAATAGCTTCTGTCATCTCGTAGTAATGTGGTCGCATAAGCATAATAACTGCATCAGCATCTTGCTCAATAGAACCTGATTCCCTTAAATCAGATAACTGAGGCATCTTATCTCCTCGTTCTTCTACTCTACGAGATAATTGAGATAGGGCGATAATAGGTACTTCCAACTCTTTAGCAAGGGCTTTTAGGCTTCTACTTATGTAGCTAACCTCTTGTTCCCTGTTTTGGTTTGATTTGCCTGTACCACTCATAAGTTGGAGGTAGTCGATAAAGATTACCTTGATTCCATACTTTTGCTTTAAGATGGTGGCTTTTGCTCGGAGTTGGGTTACACTAATACCGCCCATATCTTCAATGTGGATAGGTGAGGTTAGTAACAAGTCATCTGTCTTTAGTAAAACCTTTCTTTGTGTAGCATCCAAAGTATTCATTCTAAGCCATTTTAAGGGTAGTTGTGAACCGATTGACTCTAACCTTTCAACTAACTGTTCGGAGCTCATTTCGAGGCTAAAAACGGCCACAGGAACGCTATCTAAACAAGCTAGTTGGTAGATACTAGAAAGCATAAAGGCAGTCTTACCCATCCCTGGTCTTGCAGCTACGATTACTAGGTCAGGCTTAACCCATCCGCATAGGGTATTGTTTAGCTCATTAAATCCTGTGTTATAGCCCAATAAACCTCCTTTTTGAGCCATATCACGAGAATAATTGATTGATAAAATAATATCTTCCATCATCTTCTCGTAGATATTCCCAAACTCTTGTAGCTGAATGAGTTTTTTGGATACCTCAGCCATGAAGTCTATCGTTCCTTCCTCGCCATTGGTCGCCCCAACCACAAGCTCTCCACCCAGCACCACCAACATCCTACGCTTATAAAGTTCTATTATTAACTCTATATGGGCTTCTAGGTGAGCAGTTGATACCACATCTTTAGTTAACTCAGAAAGGTAGTAGGCATTTACTTGATCCGTTTGTTTAGCATCTACGATTCGTTGGTAGAGTGTAGTAATGTCTATTGGGATATTCTTATCGTACATCTCTCTAATCGTTCTAAATACAAGCTTATGCTTATAGTCGTAGAATATATCCTCTTTTAAGTAGTTGATTACTAATGACAAAGATTTTTTGTCGATTAATAAAGAACCTAGGATATTGCGTTCAATCTCTGTGTTTTTAGGTAGGTCTATGACTTGCATTATTTTATAAGTTTTATGTAAATGTCTTTGTATGGGTATAATGCTACTATTTCATCTTTAATTAATAATAAAATACTTCTACCTTGGAAGGCAATCTTATCTGCCATTACCTCTTCTTGTATTGTTAAATCGTTATTAAAAACATAATATTTATTCATTACTTTAGTTTTATTTTGGTGTTTTGTGTTGTTACAGGTTCAAAGTTTTTAGAGTTTTTAACCCATGTAGCTATTCTTCTACTTATGTCAAAGAATTTTTGGTCTTGGAATCTCATTTTTCCTTTTGCATCTTCTTCTGTCCAGTAAGATAAAAAAGAATCATATTGGTTACCTAGTTTATCCTTTAGTTCATCTAACCTAGAAACAAAAGATTGTTTGTCGTTATATATCTTATTAGGTATTATATCTATATTATTAATAACTATATTATTATGTGCCAGTTTTTCGGCTGAGGGGTTAGCCGATTTTCTGGCTGAGGTGGGTTTGTTTTCTGACCTAGGTATCTCTATGTTAATTACAAGGGATCTAAAGTCAAAATCACCATTTTCTTTTAGCTTAATAATTCTACCTAGTATTTTCATATCCTCAAGCTTCTTAAGGTGGTCTTTAATCGTAGATTCACCACAATCTAAACACTCACCTAAATATCTGTTTGATGCGAAGCAATAGCCTCTTTCGTTACTTAAATTAGATATTAAAGCTATTAACAACTTTTGCTTATCTGTAAGCACCTTGCTTAATAAAACCTGTGCAGGAAGGACTGCAAACCAATTATGATTCATAAGAATAAAAAAAGCCCATCGGTTTTGCTAGAAGTACGAGTTCTAACGCCACCTAGGGCAAAAATTTTAAATGTTATCTCGTACATAACATGACAAATCTACAAAGAATTTTCAAACTTCTCTATTGTCTTGAAAATCTCGTATGCCACCTGAGGAACTATAGCGTTTCCGTATCCTTTGATTGACTCTTTACACCATTTAGAAACGGATATAGAGTCCAGTTCGTGGGAAAGCCCATCATCTCCTCCACGAATGCAGGGTGTAGTTGGGAAGCTTTGCCAACCTTTTGAGCTATATTGTGCTTCAAATTGCTTCTCCTGTCGAACTTCTCCGATAGTTTCGCTGTTCCCCCATGATGATCTGATGCCATTGGTGTTGGTAGAAATCCCATCGCTATAAAGTGAGTCAGGTACATTGCTCTCCTTTCCCCTCCGTAAATCTCCTTCCTCTTGTTTACTTCCTCCATTGTTGGAATATCTATTCTCGTGCAATTCGGAGTTGGTAACAACCCCCTCTTTACCATCCTCGTTAAACTGTTTTGTCTGTCTCCTATCCCCGCTTTGTCCGCTTCTGATGCCATCGGAGTAGGCAATAAACCATATTCGTTCTCTTCTGTGGGGTGCGTCTTTACTTGCAGCTGGAATAAGAAACGGTTGGACTTCATATCCTTCCCTTTCCAGGTCAGAGCACACCTCGTGGAATACCACTCCGCCTCCCCAACTAACAAGTCCACGAACATTTTCGCCAATAACCCATTTGGGTTTAATCTCTTTAATTGCTCTAAGCATTTCAGGAAAGAGGTGTCTTTCATCGGCCTTCCCAAGCCTTTCTCCTGCGCTTGAGTAGGGTTGGCAAGGGAATCCTCCTGTAAGGATGTCAATTCTTCCCTCGTGAATAGAGAAGTCTGTTTTAGTGATGTCATTATAACTAATTGAATTTGGGAAATGATGTTTAAGTACCTTTTGTCCGAATGGATTCCATTCACAATGAAATGTGTTATCCCATCCCATCCAATGGGCTGCTAAATCGAATCCTCCGATTCCGCTAAAAAGTGATCCGTGTGTCATATTGTGTCAGTTTTAGATATTCTAAAAACCACCTTTCTGTTATCCACTATAAAACGCTTACGAGCAACAGGGTTAAGCGATTCACGAATCACTTGTGATGCTATCTTTGTCTTACGACTAGCCGCTGCCGCTGACTTAAATAGCACCTCTTCCATAGTGTCAGTATAAACCATTCTAATTGGTATTGAGTTCTCTAATCCTTTAATCTCATTCGGCATCTGGTTTGGGTTTAAAGTGGTTTTTTAGGCCCTTGATAAATGATTGGTTTGTTTCATGGAACTCCCTTTTAGAAAAATAATTCTCATCTACCTTACCGCCATCCATTTCATTTGGGTAAACGAGTATGTCATCATCGTAAAAGTTACGCACTCTTCCTGTATCGTAACACACCACTTTCCATATGGTGTTAGTATCAGTTCCGTAATCAATCCATGCGATTGCTTTTCCATAGCCTAATGGGGTTAAAACATCTATTGTTTGTTCTAATTGTAGTATCAAAATAATCGTTTTATTGCTTTGATTTTAAAATAAGTTTCACAGATTATAAATAGCAGCACCGCTATTGGTACTGCTATAAAGAAAAACTTAATCATTCCTAGTGCTTTCATAGTAAATCATTTAATAAATTATTTACTAATGTTTCTGAATCTTTACACCAATTTGTATATATAAAAACATTGTCTTTTGACTTTCTTCTTAGCTTATAAGCGATACTACCATCTTCCTTAATATGCGGTGTAATATTAATGCTAATAAACTGTTCTTTCCCATCAGGTATTAAATCTTTTTCGCTTATTTCTTGAATAAAATATTCAGGATATTTTTCTTGTAATCTCTCTATTAAATTTTTCATGTTATTTCTTTAATGATATTTTAAATGTTGTTGTACTGAACTTTGGAGCAGGATAAATCATCTCGCCAGTTTCAGGATCAACCAATGGCTCTTTGATAGTCTTAAGTAAAGACTCTCTTTCCTTTTGTTTAAACTTAATAGCCTCAAGCTCTTGGTTATACTTAAGCCATGTATGGTCACCATCATAGGCATACTTAACTCCTGATTCTATTCTGCTTATCTCAGCATCAAGCACTATTGCCTTACCTTGAGGATGTAAGTCTAACTGACTGATAACATCTTCTTTTAATTCAGCTCTTATTCCCTCTAGCAACTGAACCAATGCTTCTGCTTTAACGAGCATCTCAAGGGGATTCTCGCCTGTTTCCCTAAAATGTGTTACAACCACTTGTTTTAGGAGTTCTATGCTAAATTTGGATGGTGTAATTGAATTTAATTCAATAGATGGTAGTAAATTACTCATATTATTTCTTTTTAGTTGTTAACGATTCTTTTTTAGACTTCATCAATTTCATTAATTGCTCATCTTTCTCTATGTATTCCTTATTAGCAAAAAATATATCAGTTAAGTCCTTCATCCTAGCAGCAGCTTGGATATCTTTAATGATAGCATCACGATCTACCTCAACAGGAATCTCCTCTGCTACCACCTCAACTACTTTAGGTTTTTTGGTAGGTGCTTCCTCTTTAGCGAAGTCCATCTCTTCAGCAGGTGTTGCTTCAAATCCAGCAGCTTTCATCAACCAGGCTAATAAGTTTCTGTAAGCCTTACCGATTGCTCTTGTTTGGGCCATGGATAAGATAGCATACTCATCGAAGAAGCGTTTAGTTTTCTCTTTATTGGAACATAAAGCAATACCAGTAGCTACCAACTGACCGCTTGTAATATTACGAACCTCACAGGTTGCCATGTACTTAATCTCATCATCTTTAGATAAGTCAGTAGTAATTGTAATGATTGGCATTAAGCCTAAGGAAGCACCTGCAAACTGCCATCCTTCTACATTCACGAATTGCTTACCTTGGATGTTAGATGATAAGCCTTTCTCTTTTATCAACTGAGATAGTTCTGTTGATAGTTTAAGCATAGAATCCTTGTTGATTAATTCATACGAAGGATTAGTTAATTGCATTTCCATTTTGTAGGGTTTTTTGGTTAATTAAATTTTGTGTAAAGAACAATGCCTCACGAACTGGGTATGTATCCCATAGCTCTACTAAAGCTTTCATAAGTACTAAATTGTTCTGCGAATAGTTAATGTTGTGGATGATTTTAGCAATAAACAATCTTTGTTCCTGCTCATCCCATTTTGAAAAATCACTCATAGTTTTTGGTGTTTTGATTTATAAAATATTGATAAGGTTTTCTATGTCAGTACTAACTAACTCATCTACATCGGATTGATCCTGTATAGATGCTATGCCGTGCATGACAGTACTATGGTCACGGCCAAACAAATCGCCAATAGATTTAAGCTTTAACTTAAGTCTAGTTCTTATTAGAAACATAGACATATGCCTAGCCGTTACAATCGTTCTGTATCTTTTTTTACCTCTAATCTCTTCATTAGTAATATTGTAATAAATACATACCTTGGCGATGATTTCATTAGCAATGGCTTCTCTTTGTCTAGGGTTAAGCTTCTGCTTACGAATAGAAGGTATAGCCCAGTAGTCCATTTTATTCTTGATGTTCATAAATAGAGTTTTTAAGTTGTTCAATCTTTTTTGCGTAGAAAGCTTCTACAACTTCTATCATCTCCTCATCAGCCGCAGCTAAACGAGTTTTTATTAGGTAGGGTGAATAACCTGTTACCTCACAAATCTTTTTTATATCGCCATACTTTAGTAAGGCACGATAATCTCTAATCAGCATTTTTTAGTTTTTTATATAGTTTATAATGTCTATCGATTGAACGCATTGCTCCTTCAATAGATGTGAAATAATCTCCTCTCCAGTAGTAGAACTTATCTAGGGGTTTTTTGCTATCCCAATGAATAAACATACCACGATAGAGGTAATCCTTTTTGATCCTGTGGGCATCGATTGTGACCATGAAATAGTCACGAAGCCCTTTTTGTTTTAGATGTGATGGTGTTGGGTGCACGATTGCAGATTTTTATTGCGTTATTGAATATCTTGTTTCTAGTACTTGCACAATAGGTTCAGTCTTTACTCCACTAGATATGTTTATGAATCTGTCATAAGCTTTGTCTTTATTATGACTTAAGCTATTCTCCATGAATAACTCATCTTTTCTAGTGTAGTAGATTACTGATTGCGTTACTACATTTGTTTCTGTTACGAACTCGAATTTTGCCATGTTTAAGGTTTTTTGGTGTTAAAAATATCCCTACTCCCATTGGGATAACCCACTAACGATTATAATTTGTTTAATTAGTAGGGATAGTGCTTTAAGTGTTAGGGTAAATCTTGTTAAGTTTTTTGTGTCGTTCAAAGTAGGATTGTGCCCCACGAGATTTTTGCTGACTCATAATGTTCTCGTGATACACAGGATCAAGAAAGGTTTTTGCCTCATAATTGTAGTAAACTTGGTCACCACGACTGAAGTTTTTGCCTGTAAGACTGCATCTGCAATCATACTTGGCAGTGATTAATTCAAAATTCATAGATGGGTTTTTTGTTTTGTTTGGTAAAATTAAGGAGTTTTTGTTATTATTTCAGATTTTTATGTTAATGTTTTCACAAAAGTTTTTGGCTGATCCAAGCAGATTTTTGTCAGCATGGGATTTTTAGCAGGTTTTTGTTAGCGTAAGCGGACTGTTGCCATGGATTTTTAGGGGTTTTTGTCGGGGGTTTTTTGCTGGATTTTTGGCCATATGCAGAAATTATGTATTAGTTGCATAAACAACTAATGTTTAAACATTGATGTTATAACATTGATATTTTGCAATATCCTAAGCTTATAACAGTATAAAAATGCCGTTTAAAGCTATTTTAAGGCCTAAATTTGGCTTATCTTTTTTAATTGATACAAGTACTTCAATCAAAATAAATAAGCACAAAATAAGCCATAAATTTAACGAGCTAGAAAGTCCTGGTAAGCTTTGTTAGTTCTTTGATCCTGGCTTAGTTCCTGGCTTACTTTATTTGCTATTGCCTGCAGCTCCTTTGTATATAAGTCCTGCAGGAATTCAAGCCAATACCGTTGCTTAGGATCATTCAAGGCCTTAATTTTGTTAATCTTGTTTTTTAATGCGTAGATATTCATAAAATATTAATTTAATGAGCTCCTTTGCCAGGATTCGATCCTGCAGCCTATAGCAACAAAGGATATAAAAAAGGGCCCTATTAAGGCCCTAATTTAATTAATTAGAATAAGAAAATTTAATATTTCGAGCTTTCAAGTCCTTTATTGACTGGCTGGCCTTACTTCCTTTCGGCTGCTGGCCATGGATCAACAAAGCAAAGCTTTCTTTGGTCTTATAAGCAGCTTCATCTGTATGGTCAATTGAAAGGCCTAATCTTTCGGCTTCCTCAGGACTATAAACGACCTTAGCGAATTTTAGGCCATGTTCTAATATTTGAGCATCTAATTTGCCACCTTCTGAGGCATTAAGGACTAAATTAGTAGGTATTTCTTTTATATAATTTACCCAATAAACTAGGCTTTTGGTGTAAGCATAAAATAAGACATTGGGCCTAAGCTTTGCCACCTGCAGCCATGCTAAAAAGTAAGCTTCATTAAAAAAGTCACCACTAACATGAATTCGTACTATATTAGCTTTTTTAGGTAAACTTTGTAGGATCAAATTAGTAGCATCTACAGTAGTAAGCTTTTTTAATAGGTCGAAATTATGCCACCTGGCTAGTCTTACATTAGGATAAACGGCCTCTGCAGATGCGGCAAAGCACCTAAATTGGGTATTGGGGCCATCTGTTAATTTACCGGTTAATTTATCTGCCTTGCTTAGGCAATCATTTGCGAAAGGACATGAATGACCAGCAGGTAAAGAAAAGGTATAAATATTTTTGCCTAGTTTGGCATTGCCCTGTTGAAATTTTAATAGTTGCATGATTTTTGAATTTAGGTTATTTATTTAATTAGTGTTTTCAATTCTTTTTTTAGTTCTTTTGCTTTTGATCCTCTATAGCTTGAAGCATTGCTAAGAAAGTATAAAATAATACTTTTTGCCGTATCCTGGCCGTAATTTTCAAGCTCGTTATTAATTGTAAGCATTGCAGCCAGGTAAGGCCTTGCACCAAAATAAGGGGCTTGCCAGTCATTAAGGATATCCTGAGCAATCTTATAAACTGGCCTTGAATTAATTGTTTGCATTTTGTTTGCTTTTGTAGTTATTAAAAAAGTATCCTTTATAAAATATGAATTCGGCTTCTCGGCTAGTGTAACCGTATGAATAGAATTTATTTAATTGGTGCAGTTTTTCAAGCTCCTTGTAAATCTTTGTATTTTCTGGCCTGCAACATTGTTTGATTGCAAAGAAAGTCTCAATATCCTCCTGCCTTTCTTGAAAGTAAAGCAAGTAGGTTTTTTTAGTAAAGTTTAACATGGCTATTTATTTTTAATTGTTTGATAAATTGTTTTAATTAAGGTATAAATTAGAATTGAGGCTATAAATAGGGCAATCAATTCGAGTAAGCTAATTACTTGCATTTTCTTTGATTAATAGGTGGATTAATAGGCGTAATAAAGTACCTATAAAATAGGTAACTAAGCCAATAAATAAGATAGGCAATAAAGTTTCTGTAAATTGGTACATGGTATTAGTTATTAATAGTTAAAAAATAGTTATCAATTTTAGCCTTTGCCTTTGCAACGCTATCAAAGTTTAATGAGAATGTCCCAAACATTGGTAAATTGTTTAAGCTACTTGTGGTTATCTCCTCCTGAATATTAAGCTCCTCGCTTATGTAGGTACTTAATTCAAAGCCCTTGTAAATTTCCTGGCTGTATAGTATTGCATTATTCATAATAAAGGTGCCAATTGTTTTATATTGACTTAGTAAAGATAGGTATAAATATCAAACAATGTGAAACAATGTTAAAAGTATATGTTAAAATAAAGTTAATTTGTTAAATTGATCTAAGTAGTATACATTATATTAGTATATACAATAAATAGGTAACTTATATAATTATATACTGTATTAATACAATAGTATGTTATTGGTATATTGTATATGATCAATAAAGGGATATATTAGTATATACAATTATTGTAAGTATTAATAGATCGTTCTTAGTTGGTGCACAAACGAGCGTAAACAGTCAATACAATTAAAATACATATTTTTGGGGCTAATAATAGGGTAAAATGCCTACGAATGGCTTCGTATTTAACATAATGGTAATTATGAGCTAAAATGGGTATTGATAATCAAGGAGTTATAAAAGGATATTACTACGAAGATCCCCGTAGACCCCCTACCACTTGTTTTCGTACGAAAAATTTCGTAGATCCCTTGTGCCCTCCAATATTCTGATACCAACCATTGTTTTAACATTTTTTGATATTTGATTTTTTTTATTTTCCATATAACCCATTATAATTTATTATAATATGAATATACCGAAAAGAGAACTAGACAAACGCTACAAGCAAGGAGTTGATACAGGAACAATGAGTTCCAATAATGTTGAATTGCCATTGAAGAGTTATTCTGCACTAAATAAGCCTAATGGGAATATCCTAACCGATAATATACCAAAGCAAGAGTTAAGGATGATGAGTAGCAAGTCGATGAGAAAGTATGTTAGGAACATGAAGAAGAATGAGTTAAGGAAAGCCAAACTAAAAAACCAGTAATATGAAAGACACGGTAGCCAAGAGAACTTACAGATGTAAATGCGGAGTATCTACAGAGGATTATGTTTGGGATAGTTCCATAAGGGAACATACCATCAAGTGCACTAAGTGCGAAAGTGTGCTTAGCTTTGACCATATCAAGGTAGAGAAGGTAGTACATATCACATCTATCCGAACACCAACTAAAAACCGATAATATGGAAATATTTGTAAAAGCATACTATGATGGTATGATGATTTTATTTTTCTCGTTTTTTATATTTTGCATAACAAGAAAAGGAGAAAGAACAAAAAAATGGTAACCAAAAACGATTAATATGAATGCAGAATTCAGAGATATTAGCAAAGAAGCTTTTATCATAGCTTACAAGGAGAATTTTGGCAATATCACCATTGCTTGTGAATCAGCAGGGGTTGGTAGAGGTCAATACAAGGCCTGGTGTGATAAAGATCCTGAGTTTAGACAAAGATTGGCTGAAATAGAGCCCGAGGAGATTATGCTTGACTTCGGTGAGCATAAGTTGATGGAAAGGATTGCTAAAGGTGATACCTTGGCCACAATGTTCCTATTGAAGACTAAAGGTAAGCGTAGAGGCTATATCGAAAGGCAAGAGGTTGCTCATGAAGGAGATGTGGTTAAGCAGATTACTGTTAATGTTCTAAAAGCTAGTCATGTAGAAGAATTGTCTAATGGTGCTCAGCAGTTAGATGGAGATGAAAATACTCAACTTGAGGATAGTGGATTCGTAGTTCCAGCTACCGAAGCTGCTAATATCCAAGATATTCCACTTTACGAGTTCGATAAAGAGGTAGAACTACCGAATGAGATGGATATATATGAAGAATAGGGCTATTTAGCATTTTAAGGCGATTCTAGGGCATATCTGCCTTTAAGTAGTACTATCTATCCAAAAAGGGGTAGAGTGTCTTAAAACGCTTCTAAATGCCCTTTAATTAGATTGCATGAATTTTTCCGAATTATTCATGCAGATTTGCCAAAGTCGGTAGTAAAACTTGGACAATATCCGAATTAGTGTCACCAATTTATATAAATATGTGACATAGTTAGGGGTAACTCTGTTAATTGTTGTAACATTATTAGGGCATATATGTTACTGATTTATATAGGATTGTAACAGAATTTGTTAATTGTTAAAATTGGGTTTGTTATATGTTGTAACATATATAAGCTAAAATTTGTTACAAATGGGTGCAAATGAATATAAATGGGAGCAAAGTAGTAATAATACTACCCTAATATCAAAAGATGTAAACTTTGCAAGTTTTGATATTACTCAATCGACTGAGTAATTTTACTCAATGAGCCGTAAATGATTGATAAACGGCTCAAGAATGATTGATAAAGTGCCTTATAAAGCACAAAAGCATATCAGAATGTGCATTTTATGACGCATTATGCACTCATTGGTGTCATTTAATGCACTTTATGGTGGATATCCCCTACTTTCCTATAAAACGAAAAGGATTAGCTTTGTCTTGAGCAAACCAAAATTTTTAATTTATTTCTATGGAAGTAACCACCAATGTTGTCTTTGAGGTACTAAACAACTCAAAGAAGAGAATCTCTGTTATGCAAGGAGGTACGAGGTCAGGAAAGACTTACAATGTGCTTACCTGGTTTATAGTTAAACTTCTGCAAGAAAGAGGTAAAACCCTAACAATTTGCCGTTCATCCCTACCAAGTATCAAGGGCTCAGTCATGAGAGATTTTATTGAGATACTATCGAAGTATAAACTCTACTCGGAGGAGAAGCACAACAAATCAGAAAACTTATACTTCCTTAATGGCAATACGGTAGAATTTGTATCTACAGACCAACCGCAGAAGATTAGAGGTCGTAAAAGGCACTATCTGTTTATTAACGAGGCAAATGAGGTTAACTACGAATCTTGGATGCAGTTAGCCCTAAGAACTACGGATAAAATTGTACTTGACTATAACCCTTCCGATTATTACTCTTGGATATACGATAAGGTTATTCCTAGAGAAGATACCGACTTTACCATCACGACTTACAAGGATAATCCTTTTTTAGATAAAACCATTATTGCCGAGATTGAAAGATTAAAGGATGCTGACCACGAATACTGGAGAGTTTACGGATTAGGCGAAAGAGCAATTAGTGAAGCTACGATTTATAGCCATTGGAGAAGAAGAAGGAACTTTCCTGAAGGTGGAGATGTTTTCTACGGACTTGACTTTGGTTATAATAACCAGACTGCCCTTGTAAGGTGTAAGAACTTTGATGGTGACATTTATGTCGAGCAACTGATATATGATACTAAGATGTCAACCTCACTCCTAATAGACCGCTTAAAGTCTATGGGGCTATCTCGTAGAGATGAAATATTCGCAGATGCTGCCGAACCCAAAACAATAGCCGAGGTAAATAAAGCAGGGTTTAATTTAAAGTCTGCTACTAAAGATGTGTTCGCAGGAATTAATAAGGTTAAATCATTTCCATTGTTTATAAAATCAGAATCTTTAGATTTGTTAGATGAGATTAAAAACTATAAGTGGAAAACGGATCATGATGGCAACACAATGGATGAGCCTGTTAAGTTTCGTGACCACTTGATGGATGCTATGCGTTATGCGATATACTCAAAATATGCGAAAGCAAAAAGAGGATGGGTGGTTTAGGTTAAAAATTTGTTACTTTTGTAAAAATATCATATAGTGAAGTTAACGGACATACTAAGTGCGGTTAATCCTTTTAAACAAAAGGCAGCCCCTAGAAAAAATACGAACCTTAATAACCCATTTGGTGATTTTGGTGGTTTAATAGGCGGTAGAACGCTTTACCCAAATTTAGACTATGCCAAGTTCGTACAGGATTACGATAACAATAGCGAAGTCTATTCTATCATCAAGCGTATCTCAAAAACAATCTCTACAGTTCCATTCTATGTTTATAAGGTTAAGAGCAAGAAAGACTTGAACACTTATAAATCTATGATGGCTAACGCATCAAGCGGAGCAGATATTGCTCGTGCGGAGTTAGTAAGGATTAAGGCAGTTGATGAGATTGCTGATAGTCCACTAAACAAATTATTAGAAAGACCGAATCCATATCAATCATTCTCTGAGTTCATAGAGAATATCATTGGCTATAAACTTATTACAGGTAACTCTTACATATGGGCTAATAGATTAGCTAGTGGTAAGGTCGCTGAACTTGTTACTCTCCCATCCCAATATGTCGCTATCATTAGCGATGGTACTATCAATGGGGTTGAAGGCTACTCTTTCACATTAGTTGGGTGGGATCAGTTGGATGCTAAAGATGTAATCCACTTAAAATACTTCAACCCCTACTTCAACACTAATGGACAACAACTATATGGATTATCGCCTTTACAAGCTGCTTACAGAACTGTTCAACGCAGTAACGATGCTAAGGATACCTCTGTAGGTATGTTGCAGAATCAAGGGCCTAAGGGTATCTTGTATGCAGATGAGTCAAATGATTTCGGCCCTGAACAAGCTGGTAAGTTAAAAGAAGATTTCTACAATCAGTACGGAACTAAAACGCAAGGAGGCATTATTCAAAATGCTGGTAAGATTTTAATTGCAGGTGCTAAATTGGGTTGGGTTAATATGGGATTATCTCCTGTTGACCTTCAGTTGTTAGAATCAGAGAAGATTACGCTTCGTGAGTTGTGTAATGTGTACGGAGTTAACTCTGCACTATTTAACGATCCTGATAATAAGACTTACAATAACATGAAAGAGGCTAAGAAGGAAATGCTTACTCAAGTAGTACTTCCTGAATTAGTTTTAATTCGTGATGCGTTCAATAGGTTTTTTGAAGGTGAAATCGGTAGCGGATATTATATTGATTTCGATATTACTGTGTTCCCAGAGTTACAAGAGGATATGAAAGAGTTATCTGCTATCCTTTCTCAATCATGGTGGATTACACCTAACGAAAAAAGACAAGCAATGAGATACGATACTGTTCAAGATGATGTCATGAACGCTATCTACATACCTGCTGGTTACTTACCTATCGATGAGTTAACAATGTTGCAGAATCCAAGAGATGCACAACAACAAGGAGATTATAATTTGCCTCCTGTAAAATAATATGGATGTCCAAGATATTACAACCTTCTCAGCAATTCAATTTGCAACAAACCATAGCGAGGAAGTCTATCACGGAGTTTAGGCCACAAAT